GACGGCGTAATGTCGACGTTGTACTCGTCGTGCAGTACCAGCTCATTGAGTGTTTCTGCTGTGCTGAGCTCGTCGATCAGCACGTCGCGGGCGAGAAAATTCAGGTGCCCGTTGAGATACACGCCGATGTCGTAGCGGCCCGAGTAGAGCGAGACGTCGTAAGCGCCGTTATCGTCGGTCGTGATCTCGGCTGTGGCGCCCATCACAGTGTCGGCGCTGGTGACGCGGGCGCGGAACAGTACGCGAGTGTTTTTCAGCGGGTCGCCGACCGATGGGCGATGCAGCGTGCCGGATAGCTGTAGAGACATATGGGTTCCTCTGGTTTATCTGACGCGGCCGACGCCGGGCATGGCGCGGGTGGGCAGGTTGCCGTTCTGGCCGAACCGCAGGCGGCAGTCGCTCAGGCGTTTGCCGCAGGCGTCTTCGGCGGGCGGCACGCTGTTGCCGGCGCGGTCGAAACAAGCGCTGCCGGCGTACGGGCATGTTGCTGCGGTGTAATCAAACGCGCCGGACTGTGCGTCCCAGCGGCGGTAGATATGCGTGCAGGCGTCGCGCAGAACCTGCCGAGCCGGCACTTTTTTCCCCTGCTGGTCGAGTTCGGTCGCGAGCTGGAATTGCAGTTCAACGCGTGTGTGCTTGAGCTTCTGCTCGAACACGTAGTGATCCACCGGCCACGTCATCTCCGGATCCGGGTCGGCGCCGTCGTCGAGATGTTTGCGGTATGTGCGGATACGGCGAATCGGCAGGCCGATCAGGTCGTCTGATTCGATCACGAGGGATATGAACGACAGCGACAACCCGGACACCGACAGCGTCGGGCGCGGCAGCGGCCCTTTGCCGGTCCACTCGAAACCCTCGGCGGCGATCGGCAGCGGCTGATATTCGTATGCGCTGAACCGCGCCGGGCCGCCGTCAACGGCTTCGGGCGAAAACCGCAGGATGCCGGCGCCGACCGGGCGCGCATCGATCTCGAACAGATTGACGATGGCGTCTTGTTGCAGCATCTGCACGTCGGAATCAATAGTCACGGCGTGAAATCCTCAACAAATGTGGCGGACAGCGATGCAAAGCGCGCGCTCGTCGGGCGCGGGCCGCCGAGTCTGGTGCATTTCCATTGTCGCACAATCAGATCCCAGGGCGGCTGCCAGTAGAACGGGGTCAGATTCAGCCGCGGCGCGAGAAAATCGTGCAGCATGTCGTACTCATCCCGGGTCAGCATCGTGGCCTGCACGCTATAGCTGCGGCGCTGGTGATTGATGCCTGCCGGCTGAGACTGCTCGTAGCCGTCGCCGTACTGCGCGTGGTCGATATTCGCGGCGAGCTGGTAGCTCGGCGAGAAATCCAGCGGCACATCGGGCAAAAAATCGAACACCTTGCCTCCTATGCCGATCGCTTGACATTGGAAAACCGACCGCCGGAGCGGAACTCGTTATCGATCACGCCCAGCACCATGTCGCGCGCTTGCGAGCCGACTTGCTGACCCTGCTCGCGCGATTCGGCGTCGCTCATGCCCGGCTTGCCCTCGACCGTGATCGGCATGTGCAGCGTGACGTTGGGCGCGCTGCTGCTGTTGTCGCCGGTGTTCTCGCGCTGTAGGTATTGCTTGAGGTCGACGTTGGTGCGCCGGTCGATCACGCGCTCGCCGCGCTCGAGGTTCCAGGTGCCTGTGTTCGGCACGCTGTCGATACCGTCGTGGGCCTGGCCGGAAAGGGCAACGCTCTGGATATTGCCGACGATGCTCGCTGTGGATGCGGCAACGGTCGCCATAGCGCCCAGGTTGGCAGGGAACGGAAGGTTCGCTGCCTTGGCGATGGCGTCCTGAATCTGCACGATGCTGTCGGCGATCGCGAACCCCTTGGATGCCGCGAACATCGCCTTATAGATGCCCGACTGCTCGCCAGCGAACTGGCCGGTTAGGCTGGTCAGCTCGCCGAACAGGTTGGCGTAGCCTTGGCGTTGCGCGCTCTGCTCTTGTTCCTGGTATTGAGTCATACGCTGCTGGTGCGCCTTGTCCAGCGCTTCGATCGCGGCATCGGCCGTGGCTTTGTCTTCCTCGTGCGTGCGCGCGTATTCAAGGAACGATTCGCGCCGGCGTTCGTAAGCCTGCTGGTATTCGCCGCGTTCATCGCCCAGGCGCTGCGCCTCACCGAACGCGCCGTTATATTCAGGGTCCAGCCCCTGCATGCCGGGCAGTCCGGCGGTCGCGGACTCGCCTGCGATCTGTGCGGCGCGACGCTGGCCGAATTCCTGCATGCCTTCGGGCAGGTCGCTCACGGACTGGCGCAGCTGGCTGGCTTGCTGCAGTTTCTGCCATTCCGGAAACAGCGATTGCACCGCCGTGCGCTGTGCTTCGAGCGCGTCGATCTCGCGCGCCATGTTCGTCAGATTGCGTTCGCGCGCGGCGTCCAGCCCCTGCAGCCCGCCCTGTTCGATCTGATACCGGATATCGGCGGCCTGGCCGGTCTCTCCACTGAGCGCGATCTGGCGGCGCAGCGTGGCCGCAACGCCGTCGTACTGATCGGTCAACCTGGCGGCTGCTTTCTGTTGCGCGCCGAGCGCGCCCGCTGCGCCGAGGCTTGCGTTGTTCAGCCGGTCGATCTGATCGTTGACAGACGACAGTGAGCGCCGGTATGCGCCCGCGTTATCGGGATCGTCTGCAATAGCTTTCTGCAGCTTGGTGCGGTCTTCGCGCAGCTGCACAAGCTTTCGATGCTGCTTGTCGTATTCGTCGGTCAGGCTCGCGTAGGGGTCGGGTTTCACGTCGATCGGCGCCAGCGAGCCGCCGGCCGTGTCCTGGCCGACCGACGCCATCTCGCCCGCGATCTCGGCGCGGCGCGCTTTGAGCTTGGTCACGTAACGATCGATATCGCTGTCGTCGATAAAGGTGTCGAACTCGCCGGCGAAGCTGAACAAGCCAGCTCGCGACATGGTCGACGATCCGCGCAGCGATTCCAGGCGCTGCAGCTTGGCGCCGATATCATCGAGTTCGTTCGAGTAGCCAGCCAGGTGCGCGGCCGCTGTGCCGATCTGATTGCCGAATGTCACGAACTCGCGCGTACCCTCGGCGAGGAACCCGGCTGTCCTGGCGAACGCCGATGCCAGCGTGGACAGGTTCTGCTGAAAGCCGGAATCGCGGACGATATCGCGCAGATAGCCCATATCATCGATGGCGCTGGTCATGGCCGGCGCGACGGCGATCGCGATATCGTTGCCGAGCCCGCGCATGGCCCCGGAGAAGCGCGCGGTCGCGCGGTTGGCAGCGAGCAGACGATTCACGTCGTCGTCGCTAAGCGCGATGCCGAAGTCTTTCGCTTCCTGGTTGTACTCGCGCAGCAGCTTGGCGTTATCGCGCATGAGCGGCAGCAGGCGCGTCGCGTCGTCGGCGATCGACTCCATGACCGTGACTTGCTGCGCCTTGGGCAGATCCTTGATCGCGCCACTGATCGCGACCAGTTGATCGACCGGCCCGGATTTCAGCAGTTCTTCGGCGGACAAGCCGATGCGGTCGAGCACGTCGGCCATCTCGCCGCCGCCGGTCAGACTGGCGTCGCCGAGCTTGTCGCTCACGTCCTTGATGATATCGCCGGCCTTGTCGGCGCCGATGCCGGCCTGTTCGGCCGCATATTGGAACGCCTGAAATTCGCCGGTCGATACGCCGAGCGCTCTGGCCAGCGAGTCGGTATCGCGCACGGCCGCAGCCTGGCGCGCCGTGAGTGCCACTATGCCGACAACGGCCACGCCGAGCGCGGCCGAATAGCGACGGGCGTTACGCCGGACGTGGCTGAACGCCGACGCCATCTTGGCCGCACTGCGAGTATTGCGCTTTTGCTGGCGATCTAGTGTTTTCAGCTGGCTGTCAGTCGCCTTGATCGCCTTGACGCCGCCCTTGGCGTCGCCGGTGATGATGATCCCAGTCTTAAATTTCTTGGCCATGGTTACGAACTCCGGGCACAAAAAAGCCCGCGTTGTAGCGGGCTCTTTTCGTCAAGTTTGCGGGGTGTCAGTTGACTAACGATAACACGCAGGCGCTGTCAATTAACGATTCAGGGCCTCACGGGCGCCAATCTCGAGGCACTGCACCGCGGCCATGCAGCGCGCCCGATCTGTCACGTCATGCAGGCGCATAACAGCCTCGACGCTGGTGTACTCCAGCCCCTGGTAAACCACGCCGCCCATGCCGGCAATAACGCGCCACTGCGTGCCACAGCCCGCGAACACGTGCCATGCCTGCACGTGCTCGGGCCATATTTCCAAGTCTGTCTCCTGGCGGTCGCTGTCGGTGCCAAACGCCTCGGATGCGCCCTTAAACTGTGAACCCCGGCCACCGCCGGCCCAATGGCGGCCCAGGGCCATCAGTTTTTTTCGGCTTCCTTGTCGCGGCGCGTCTGTAGCCGCATCCAGTGGTCAATCAGCGCTGGCCCAATATCCGGATCGTCGGCCATCTTGTCGATCAGCTGGCCGCTGCATTCGCGGGCCTGGCCGTCGTCGTCGAGCACGCCCTCGACGTCCAGAACTCGATCGCGCAGCAGCTGCGCCGCGCTGATCTCGTCGGCCCCGAAGCGCCGCGCCAGTTCTCGAAACTTGCTGTGCGGCTCCACCTTGTAGGTGACGCGCAGATCACCGACATCGTAGCCGCCGTCTTCGCGCAGCATCTGGATCGGGACGTCGGTGGCGACTTTGGCCACCGGTGCAAAACGAATCGCCATCAGGAAAACTCCAGGGTGAATTCATCGTCACCATCGGCCGGCAGCGCCTTGTGGTTCATGCTGTACTGCACGACGCCGTCCTGATCCGCGATGCTGATCGTCGACAGCTGGGCGGTCGGCTCGGAGAGCGTGACGATATTGCCCGGCGTGGCGCCGTGCACAACCTCGATCGCCCCGGTCGTTGTGCCCTCGTGGGACTCCACCGCCTTGAAATAATCCTGAGTCGCCAGATCGGGGGCGTCGACCTGCACGCTGCCGTTGGCGTCACGCTCGGTAATTGTGAAGCTTTCGCAGCCGATCAGGTTGCGGTGGATCGTGGTGTTGTTCTGGTTGAGCTCGTACGACTGGCCGCAGGCATTGAAGCCGTGCACGCTGATCGTCGTGTTGCGCGAATTGACCGGCAGCTCGCCGGCCTGATCGGGCACCTCGCCGGAATAGCTGCCGAC